TGTCTGACGCACCTGCGTATTTGTGTGCGGCGATTAGTATCTGTGAATCAGGTCTGAACATGGCGTACCATATTAGGAAGCCAGACGCACAGGTTGTTTTACCAGTTTGTCTGGGTAACATAGCAATGGAAAATCTATGATCATTATAACTTTCAATCAATCTTTCCTGATACGGATATGGTTCGAATGGCATTGATCCTTTTACAGGGTGTTGTATCTTCATGAAAGTTTTCATAAAGAACAAAGGACCGGTCTTAGGATCCATACACTTCTCAAGTTGTAAAACCTGCTCTTTGGTATATTTGTGTTTCTTGTGCGCCTTCTTAATTTGGTCGCTATCTAATGATACATACGCCATAGTGTAGTATTTAACGCTGAGTCTGTGCTTGGAAAAGTATTACTTTGCTTCTTTTTCTTCTTTGTCTTTGACGGCTTTCTTCATTGGTTCTGTTTTGTTGCCGTCTTTGTCCATGTCTAAGAAGTCAGGTTTTGCCGCTTCTTGATATGCAGTTTTGAAACTTTCGTACTGTGTTCTAAGACTGTTAGCCAACTCTTGCTCTGTGATCTTGTCTTCCGCCGCCATTGGGTTATCGCCTGGAGAAACTCTTGGATGAGTTTGCTTTTGTCTGTTCAATCCACCTGAATGTTTGTTTACCAGACTGTCTATGTCTTGTACTTTTTCTTCAGGTTCGTTTGCGAACGTTTCTTCTTTTTGCTCGTCTTCTGGATTCTTAATCATGTCTCTCATCCTAGCCATGTCCATCGAACCCGCCGCATCGTCTTGATCCATTTCTGGTTCTGCGTGTGGCTCTGCTTCTGGCTCTTGGTTAATCATTGCTGGATCAACTTGTTGTACCCCTGCTAGTTTCAATATCTGCATCATCATTGATGCTTCCTGAGGTGAGTCAGTTGAAATCTGGATCGCTTCTTTAACAGTTTCTTTCTTTTCTTCTTTGCCTGCTTTTTTGTCATGGTATGCTTTTAGACCCGCTGGCATCTTGCCTTCAACTGCTTCTTCTGTTCCGTTGATGCTGTCCCAGAAACCTGCTAGGCTCTCGCCGTGTTTCTTGATGAATTCTTCTCTTGAAAGTTTCTCTGCCTCGTCGTGCAAATAGTCTTTCATTCCACCTTCTGTTACTGCTTTTGGATTTGTCTTCTCAACATTCTCCACAGCGTCCTTGACCAATTCTGGTTTTGATTCTGCGATTTCTTTTAGTTTCTGTAATACGTCTATCATTTCCATGGCTTATTTCCTTTTTGGGTCTGGGTGTGGGTTTGATGGTTTAGAAAGCGGACTCGGTGTTCCTTTTTCTTCAATGTGACTCTGAACTCCTGTCTCACCACCCTTTGGATGGTCCTTGTTGTCTTGTCTGTCTTTTAATAATTCTTTCAATAATCCCATGTTTGCTTTTGTGCTGTGGTAGTCTTCTGCATTTACTTTTGGAGCATCTTTGTACTCTATGTCATGCAGTTTGTTTGCATATTCAGATTTCTTTGCAACTTCCATGTCGTTCTGATATTCTTCTGTTGGCTCGCCTGGTTTTCTCACTACGATGTGAGTGGCCGGAATACGTAAAATGTCTGAAAGGTATTCTTGCATGACTCTTGCTGACTCTGGATAGTTTGTAGTGATATCAAAAATAGTTACAGATTCGTTGCTTAATCTTGGGAAGTCCAAAGGCAAGGCCATTATTGGTGTGCTTTTGCCCGCTGACATACTTGCAAGATCAAATTTTTGTAGTGCTGACTCTAAAGCATTTTTATCTATGTCTTTAGGTTCGCCAGCGATCTTTATTTTGTAGTCATATGACTTTGCTGATTCTGTTAGGTAGTCCTTAAACGTGCTCATATGCAATATTTAGTCTTTTTTCAGTAGTTTCTTCATTAATTCGTTACGATCTGATATCACATATCCATCGCTTTCTTCTATTGGAGTGCCGTCTTTGTTTCCCTGATCTAACTTTTGTTTTTTGAGTTGTAGTTCTATCATTTTAAGTTTCTTGTCAATTTTACCGCTTTTGGCATCTATGGCGTTCCTTAGGAAATTGCCCGCAACTTCAAATATACGACCCGAATATCTTGAGTCAACATTCATGCCCAAGTCCATTAGATTCTTGTAGCTCTCTTCTGCTTCCACGGCCAACTTGTCCAGTTCTAGGTCTGAAAGTTCGCCCAATCCTTTGACTTGTGGCAGTGCGGCCGCAACCTTGTCAAATTCCGCATAACTTTTTTGTAAGTTTTTTTGTGTTTGTGGATCCAAGTTTTTGGTAGACGGATTGCCATTAGTTTCTTTGACTTTTCTATCTTTTTCTTTCTTGTCTACTTCCTTGAATGCCTCTTTGACATTTGGTAAATTTAATATGTCTTCCAGTTTCTTTGTCATGTTTTTATTTACTTACGTTTACCGTTGTGGAACAACTGTTCTTCTGATACTACCCTGAAACGTATTTTCCTTTGTTTGGCATACGCATTCGCGGCCTCCCATTTGGCCATGTTTATAACGACCTGTTTTTTCTTTGCCTGACTTTTTCCAGCAGATTCCATTGTGGTCTGACTCATAGGTTTGACTTCGACCATCTCTGCGTGTTTTCTTCCTTCCTTGTCCTGGTACACGATGAAGAAGTCAGGAACATATACGGTGTACTTGCCTGTGAAAGGGTGCCTGTATGGAATCTTGATTGACTCGCTGGCCCATTGGTACACGTTGGGGTGTTCATCACACAATCTCATGAATGCATGTTCCCAACTTGATCTGTAGGTCGGTGTCTTGGTGCCCACGTATTTGTCCTGGTTTTTGGGAGAGAACTTGCCCCTAGCAAATCTCGGTAACATTAGTCTATTATGTTTCTAGATACTGTCTCTTTAGTGGTCAGCGTTTTTCTCACGCCCAACCTACTTGACTTGTACCTGTTGGCGTTTAGTATTATTGTTATCAGTTCAGACAGCAGTGCCGGGGTGGCGTATGTCAGTTGATCTAATATCTGTTGAGGTTTAATGTTGTCAATTTTTGCCTGGGACATGATCGCGTATGCTGTTGCCTCTGCGGCCTCCCGGGAGAAGTTCCGCTTAACAAAGAAAGCGATTGTGCTGTCGTATTCTCCAACATTGAATTCGTATTCTGTTTCGTAATCACTTGTTGTCAACTTTTTTATGGTCTCGGACAATTGGTCTTCGTCTTTGGCCGGTAAGTTGGTGTAAAATTCCGTCATTATATGTTTGCCTTCTCTGTTGCTACTTCAACATCTTGTGTCTGTCTAGTGATCTTTATATATCCTTCGGTTACTAATTTCCTTACATCTGTGATTGCTTTACTCGTATAAACATTTTTTACATTAGTAGAAGATGCTTCGTATTCAATGTTTGATTCCGCTATTGTGAGACCTTTACGAGATCCTATGTCTCTGTAGTAAAGTGCGGCCGCTATCTCATCTCGCACACTTGTGTTGTTTGAAACAAGATTGAAGGATTCGTCTGCGCCTAAAAATGTTATATTATCAACGGTGGAGTTTGATATCACTGTGTTGTTTGCTTGGTTAGTGTTGTCCGATGTGCCCCTAGCAGTCGCCGTCGCGGCAGATGCCGCCAGCACTGCGGCACCAACGCTGAACTGTGCCACAGGATTCGTAATGGATCCTGCCTGTTTACCCACTTCAAGCACACCGTCTTTGGCTATGCCTTTCAGTTCTTCCTTGACATCTTTCTTTTTGATTTTTTTTGCGTTGTTGTAGGTGTTAGATGCCGATAAGATAGCCCCCAAGATGTTTCCTGATTGCACATTCCGTATCACAGATCCAACTCCGTCCACAACACCCCCTGGACCAAATATACTATTTGTTCCACCACCTAACACGGTCAAAGGACTTGGAGAGTTGTCATAGTTTATTGTTGCAAAGCCAGGCACGTTATTTTTGTTTACAATACCAGACTTGTATATCACGGTCTCATATAAAATCTGCATGGTGTTATTCATCACGCCTGCTCCGTCTGCCTGGTCGAGATTGTCATGAGAAAACGATCCTATCACAGGGTTCACCAAGGTCATTGATGTAAATCTTTGTTTGTGTAACACGAATATCTCTATGCCTTTCAGATAAGGCCTGCTTCTTTTACGCGGTGTGTCCATGCCAAACTTTGTTGTGACCCTTTTATCACCGTAATCATAGTAATCATCTTTTGTGTTTGAAATGGTCAGATCGCTGTTCATGTTGACCGAGTCCGCTATGTTGTATTCGTAATATTTTTTCCAGAAAGCGTTCACGGTATCTGCATGGTCGTCGTGGAATGTTATGTTTACTGGCTCATAAGCAATCCTGTTTGCCGCGTACATTTTCTTATTGTATTGGATTTTTTCCTCATAACTCATGTTGTACTTTGGAAGGTCACACGATTTTACAAGCATGTTAAGTTGGTATCTTTCATTTGAATTAAACTTGTCTACCATTAGTTCCTCGTCCGTGTTGAAAACCACATGAAACAGGAACTTCTGCTTCGGCATCAAATTAAAATTATTATCGATGTACAACCTAGAAGCGTGTTGGTAGTCTTTCATACCAGGTAATCCGTCCTGGAAACCTTTTAGGAAATTGTTTATGCTTGGCATACTGTTATTTATAGTCACAAAAAAAGCGCCATATAAAGGCGCTTTTGATGTTTATAATTGCTAACTTAATTTTTATTGACCACCGCCAGTACTTAAAGTACCCACAGTTCTGGCTACCGCCGTTCCAATTCCTGTTCCTGTTGGAGTCTGGATCGCGTTGTCGTATCTGATTGACATGGTGATAGTCGCTGGATCTGAAGTTGCGTATGCCAACGTGTTGTAGTTCACGTTTTCTACATATGCACCGTACAATTCAAATGTTTCTAGCACATTTGGTGCACTTGCTCCGTTACCACCGTCAAGCATTTCAATCCTTGCAGTGAATTTGTAGTCGATACCTGATGCCGCACTTGATTGTTCAAAGAAGTCAAACTGTTTCTGGATCTGCTCTCCAACCAATTTAGTCACAGAGTTGTTGACGTCATCTCTTAGATTTATTGTGATTGGATCCCAAGTGTGTTTACCTGCAACATAAACTTTTGAGTTGTACACGTCTAGTGTGACGTTGTCAAAAGTCAAGTTTGGTCTTGTGATATCGATAACTTGTTTTGTAAGTTCCGATCTCGGTGTTGATACTCCAAAGTTCTCCAGGATCGCTCTAAAACGATACTGTAGTTTTGGCATCAATAGACCTTGTGATGCTGAACTCTGATCGTTTGCTAGTGGTACTGTGAATTTTGATAAAGTTGATATTGCCATCTGTTTCTCCTATTTATTCAAAATTAGTTCCCTAACTTTGCAATTTCTCCTGTGTTTTTGATTCTCAACGGTATGTAAATGAACTCAACTGATTTGATCGGCTCAATTGCTATGTCTACATACAGTTCATTTCTGTCAATCCTTGTAGGTGTGTTGTTTGTGTCATCACAAACCACTAGGAAGTCATACAATGCTCTCTGACCAACAAGTTCTAACAAGAATGATTCTACTGCTTGTTTGATTTCATTTCTTGTCAATTCGTCATTTGGTTCAAAGATGAATGGTTTTGCTATAGCATCTAGTTGTGATCTTAGATACACTGCTAGTCTTGAAACGTTTATTCTGTCTAACGCCGAACTTGCTGATGTCTTAGTCAAGTTACCGAAGTTAACAATTCCTGCACCTGAGAAGAAAGTGATTGGGTTCACTTTTACCTCGTGCATTGAATCTCTCACTGACTCCGTAACAGATATAGTTTCGAACTCTCCACTTGCTGTGTCGATGTAACCAACCGATGTGGCATTGTCAACGATACCTCTCCTTGTTCCTGATGGCGCGAACCATGGGAATGCGATGTTATCATTGTTTGCCAGTGTTCTCAACATCATGTGTGATGGTGGAACAACAATTGATTTACCTGTGTTGTCTGTTGTCAGACCAGATGGATAAAACACGCCCAAGTAATCACTTGCACTTACTAGGCCGTCTTCACCGTTGTCAAGTGCTGACGCTGTGTTGTTCGCCCAGTTCTGGATTGCAGTTGATGTACCTTCTAATCTTAAAGGTGTATCACCTACTACAAACGCTGTGTTGTTTCTGTCTGTGTTTAAGTTGATCATGTTTTGAATCAGTTCTGGATAACCAGGTGTTGCGATAACATTGTATCCTCTTTGGTCTTCTCTTATCGCTTGGTTAGTGTCGATCTCTGATTTTAACTGTTCAACAATCACTTTTCTCTGTGCTTTTCTTCCGAAAGATCCAGAGCCGTCTGCGTTGTTGCTTGATTTAGTGACCCATCTGTCTGGGAAGTAAGTCGCAACCGACTCATTACTTGCTCTTGGGTTACCTAATCCTGCTGATAGGCTTCCTGGATATTTGGTAGTAGTCACGTAACTGTTTTTGTATTCTTTAACGTTGTAGCCTGATCTTCTCGTGTTCCATAACAAAATACCATTTGGATAGTTTGCTGGATCTGGAGCATCAGGGTCTAAGAAGTTGTCGCTCAACAAGTCTTTGATAGAACTTGGCGTTCCTGCACCTTCGGTGTCTAGGCTGTCTGCTTTGTCTGCCGTTGCGTGCCATCTTGCGTCTGCGAAAACAATACCATTTTCTGTTGTTTGGTCTGCTTTGTCAACCAGTTCCCACGCCGCACCTTGTGTAGTAACTGCAACCTGGTTGGCTGTGTTTGTTGAACTTAAAGTGGCCGCTGTGTTGTACTTGTAAAGTTTTGGATAGTTTTCTAAGTCGCTTGTGTCAATCCATAAGTCATTGTTCACAAGTGCAGTACCATCTGATTGTTTAGTTGGTGCAGTTGCACTGAACTGTGGACCATTTGGATCTGTATCTGCGTATGAACTATCATAGTTTTGATAACCAACAAATGTTGTGCCATTGTGGATCATGATGTCCGCTTCGTCTATAGAAGTGTCATACCATAATGTACCGTCCGCTGGTTCATTTGTAGGCGCACTTGTAGATGCAGTGTAACTCAATCTCTTCCAGTTACTTGCCACGATACCTGTGTTTGCAGAGGAGTCAATTGTGTCTCCTGTTGGAATGTCATACAAGTTGTCGACCAATGTTGTGCTGTTCGCCGTGTATGTTCCATACTCGTGTGCAGTTGCTTGGCTGAAACCAGCATCTGCTAATGGAGTGCCGTTCTCACCGTCAAACATCCTGAATTCACCGCCTAACACGTGTTCCAACACGATGGCACCAGTTGACAATTTAGATGCCCTGATGTTGATCAATTCATCTTCTGATGTAGCCGAAGCATTTGCATTCACTTTTGCATTGACCGCCGCCACGAATGCATCTGCGTCCGTGCCACCCAATGTGATTGTGATTTCTGCACTTAAACCCTCTTGGTTCTTCCTTGATTCCTTGATCGTGAAAGTCTCTGTGCTTGTGAAAGTTGGAGAAGTTTCAAGACTTGTGATCTTAGTAACGCCGCCTTCGTATCTGAAGAACTGGAAGTTACCCAAGTTTGGAGTTGTGTCTGTTGAATCACCTGCCGTGATCGATTCCTCTGTGATGTTGTACTGTGCGTACAAGTCACCAACACTCAAACCTGTTCCACCGTTGGCAGGATCTAGGTTGTAGATCGCTGAGTGGTGAGTTGCATATAGTGGACTTGAAACTGTTGAGAAACTGCCAGCGGATGAGCTGTAAAGTTTAGCAACCAAGTTCGCACCTGAGTTTGCACTAGTTGTCTTGAACCAAACAGAACCGTTAGGTCTGTCCTCACTTGCTGAATCGTCATCCCAAAGTGGTCTGTTGGTGTGTTTGTCTTGGAAGAATTTCACACCATTGTAAGTGCCTGCTGTGATTGATAATTCTGCCAATACACCGTTTCCTTCTTCGAATCTGATTGTGTTTGCACCCGCGGATGAATCACCTAGTGCTCTACCGTTGTGGAATATCTCTAAATTTCCTGTGACACTGTTGACACTAGCACTTACGTTTGTTACGTTTGAACCAATCGCTGAGGCAACATCTGATAAATTTATACCACCTGGTGTTATTGTGATACCGTTCATAACGAAAGTGTTACCGCTTGTGACTGTTGTGCCTGAGGCCACTGTGATGATTGGCAACGAAGTGTGCCAGTCCGCTGATCCCAGTTGTACCCAAGTGTTACTTGATGTCTTCTTGAAGATCTTGTTTGAAACGTGTGTTGTGTTTATAGCGTAATCACCTGTTGTGCCTAGATATGTTTCTGGATCACCAGTGGCAACGTTACCAACTAGGTCACCAGTGTCATTTACTAGTATTGGAGTTATTGCTGTGAATTTCTGATCCGTTTTGCTCCACTCAAACAAGCCATAACTGCTTGATGCAAGGTCAAACCAGTATGTGCCATCTGTTGGTGCCGCCGAAGGTGCCGAAGCACTTCCAACAAGTTCCGCTGTGTTCACGTTTGCTCTTAGTACGTATGCTCTGTTGGCTACTCCTAAGAAACTGTAAGCCGCTTGTAGTCCCCATTCATTAAGTTCATAACCATGTAATGGATTTCCTGAAGCGTCTGTATAGAATTTTGGATCCCCAAAAGTCTCTGTTAATTCTCTCTGTGACGAGATCAAGTATGCAGTGTTGGCGTTAGCAGTCTGTGTGCCTGCCGCTGTGCCGTCACCTGCTCCGTTGTTCTTGTCCTGTGATGATGCTACTATGAATAGTGGTGTTGTACCCGCATCTGATGGTACGTAGAAACTTTCATTTATTACCGAAACCTCTACTCCTGGTGATGTTAATGCCATTTTTCGTATTCTCCTTGCAAGTTACGTATATACTAGAGTTATTTATTATATCGTAGGGTTTTGTTGACGTAATTTACCATTTTCCTGGTGCCTATATAGGGAACGTAAATAAGGGTATGCGGTACGCAAACAGACCATTGTGCAAGACCTGTAATGCCAAACCCAGGGCCTATGCCTACAAGCGAAATGACACGGTGTATTGGCGTAGCCAGTGTGACACCTGCATCAGGAAGAAGGCGGGCAAGAAGGTGGGAGGCATCACTGCACTTGATAGATCAGGCTATAAGAAACGTAAGAAATGTGAACTGTGCGGTTTCAAAGCACAGGACAAATTACAAATGGATGTGTTGTTTGTGGACGGTGATCTCAGGAATACTGTGGCTACGAACCTAAAAACTGTTTGCGCCAATTGCCAGAGGCTGGGTAGCACCCGTAGGCTTGGCTGGCGTGTGGGTGATCTTGTCGCTGACGATTAGAGTGTCTATCTTGGCATGTAATTCTTCTTTTGTGTCATTGTTTTCTATGGTGAAATCAAACTCTTCCTTCGCCCACGCATATTCTGAAGAATGTATGCCCGTTGGCTCTATGTTGCCTTCCACGTAGTTGACGAACCAATCCGGGTCAGGCCCTCTTTTCACACGTATGATTTTGCCACCGTGTGCCCTGATCTGCTTAACTTCGTTTGGGAATCTTACATCTGCGATCACAGTTTTCTGTCCTTTGTATCTGCCCATACAACTGTCCACCCAAATTGCATCATACATCTGTCCACGCATGACTTCCGTACCAAAGTACTGTAACACCCATCTAGGTGTCACAGGTTTTCCAAACTTCTCACTCCAGAACCTGTCAGGTTGTTCTCTCCAGTGCCTGCTTGACTCCGTGTCACCTTCCAGCATGGCCCTATCCCAGTTGAACATTGATGCCACAGCATCTTTGAGGCTTTTTGCAAAACTGTCTTTTTGATATCCGTGGCCATCCACTAATCTATCAGACACAGTGCCTTTGCCAGAACCTATCAAACCTACTACACCTATCAGCATAAGGATTATTATACTATTTTTTCAGACGTTTTTCAATCTCTTTGATTGCTTTTCTTACAGATCGCAATATAGAAGTTCTTAATGTTTTCTTGCGTTGTTTGAGGGCCTTGATGCTCATTATTTCCAACTCCTCTACCATTTTTTCAAGTTCATCTAATGATAGGTCAGAGTATTTCTTGTATTTGGAAGTTTTCATTGCGGAGTATTTAAATGGAGATCTTGGTCAATTAACCAATAACAAAACTGTGTGGTGTGCCACCCTCTGAATAATTTCCTATTTCAGATTCTAATCTTTCCATCTCAGATTGGCCTTCGTTCTTCAGTGCATCGCCATTCAGTGTTGTGCCACCTTGTGGACCGGCGATGGTGTTGAATTTACCCCTTGCTTCTCCCAACATTACTTTTGAAACTGCAAGTGTGTAGTCCCTGATCCAAGGTTTAGAATATATGTCCTTGAATAGGGTTATGTCAGGTCTAAAATTGTCTGTGTGCATCAACACTGTCTCGTTATCTGCTCTAGGTCTCTGTGTGATCGTTAATTTTTTCGTTGCATTGTCATAATGGAACTGTATGAAACTACCAAACATTTTACCCACAAGTTCTTGATAACTGGCGAAAGCGTAGTAGGTTGCTAATCCACCTGTTGCACCAGCACGTAATAGATACGTGTTTGTGTATGCAAGGTTGAATGGTTCAAATAATGTACCACCCTCGCCACCTTCTGTTCTCGATCCAACAGTTCTTCTGTGTAGGCTTCTAACATTGATAACCTCATCTGGTAAAATGTAAGAATTTTGATTCTTTTTCAACTCAAGGAAAGCATATGATTCTTCCACAGCATTTGAAGATCTCTGTCTGAATTTGTTGATAGCTCTTTCCAGCGCCGTTTGGTAGTGTTTTGGATCTAATTCAACATCAATCATCCCGTCGCCGAGATTGTTCTTGACGTAATCAAATATCTCTTGTTGTCCTGTTTGTAGTTCTGACATACTCATATTTATTGCCTTTGCCTGTGCAATAAATATGTGTGATATGCCAAGATTATCCATTTTCAAGCCTGAAAAGGGCAATGACTACAAGTTCTTCGATCGCAACATCAAAGAGATGTTTACGGTGGGCGGCACTGACCTACACTTACACAAATACCTAGGACCTTACGATCAGGGGTCCACAAACAAGGATGGTGATGCGTCACCAACACAACCGCAATATTCAGGCGATAGTCTTAACGAGAGGACCATACAGGATCTACTGTTCCTAGAGAACAGGGACAGAAAATACTCTGACGATGTGTATGTTGTCAGGGGTATCTACAACGTTCAGGACGCGGATTTCAACCTGTCTCAGTTTGGCATGTTCCTGCAGAATGACACATTGTTTCTAACCGTGCATTTGAATGACATAGTTGAACGGATTGGCAGGAAACCAATGAGTGGTGATGTGATTGAGTTCCCGCACATGAAAGAAGATTACAGCCTAGATGAATCAATACCCATAGCATTGAAAAGATACTATGTTGTAGAAGATGTAAACAGGGCCGCGGAAGGATTCTCACAGACTTGGTGGCCGCACCTACTAAGATTGAAAATGAAGACACTGGTGGATTCACAAGAATTCAGAGATGTTCTTGGCGATGCGACCACAGAAGGTTCAGTTGCCAACTACATGAGCACATACAACAGAGAGAAAACCATTAATGATCAAGTGGTTTTACAGGCAGAGCAGGATGCGCCGAAGTCCGGCTTCAATTACAAACAATACTACGTTGCACCAATCGACGAACGTGGGAACATCAGGACCGAAAATGTTAATGACACAGACAGGGTGAGTACAGACAAAACTGTGAACGCTGTGATAGACACACCAGCAAGTTCACACTACGGTTTCTATCTAGACGGTGATGGTGTAGCACCTAACGGTAACCCTGCCGGGTTTGGTATTTCTTTTCCTACTTCTAACATAGACAAGGGAGATTACTTCTTGAGGACAGACTATCTACCCAATAGATTGTTCCGTTTTGACGGCACCAGATGGGTTAAGATTGAAGATTCGGTTAGAATAACTACAACGAACAACGATTCACGTGCGAATTATAAAACAAGTTTTGTGAACAACGCAACAGAATCCACAATCAATGGGTTGACCACAAAACAAAGGCAGTCGTTGACTGAAGCACTAAAACCAAAGGCTGACAATTAATGCTACATTTTTACGAAGGGCAGGTTAGAAAATTCCTTACTCAATTCATCAGGATATTGAGCAACTTCTCTGTGGAAACAGGTAAAGGATCCGATGGCACGGTACAGTTGAGAGCAGTACCTGTTGTTTACGGTGACCCAACAAGACAGGTGGCAAATATAATCAGAAACAATTCAGAGAACGCATTAGCATATGCCCCAAAGATAGCCTGTTATGTGCGGGAATTAAACTATGACAGGGATAGGATGCAGAATCCTTATCACATAGAAAAACAACATCTAAGAGAAAGAGATGTGGGCAGTGACGGTAATTATACCAACCAATTGGGTGCTGGATACACCATAGAGAAAGTGATGCCATCGCCTTTCAGGTTAGAGGTTTCGGCGGACATATGGACAACAAACACCGATCAGAAACTACAGATAATGGAACAGATATTATACCTGTTCAACCCAGACTTCGAGATACAGAAGTCTGACAACTACATAGATTGGACCAGTCTCAGTTATGTGGAACTTACGGGTACAACTTTCAGTTCGAGAACCATACCGGTTGGTGCTGATTCCGAGATCGATGTGGCAACGATGACGTTCAGTATGCCAATATGGTTGTCACCACCTGTGAAGGTCAAGAAACTGGGTGTGGTACAGAAGATCATTATGAGCATTTACGACGACGATGGCGGCATAGCCAAAGGCCTCATAGACGGAGAACTGATGTCTAGGAGTTATGTGACACCAAACAATTTTGGATTACTGGTTACTGGTAATCAATTAAGGTTATTAGGATCAACTGGAACCAACGTTTCGTCGGGAGGTGATGGATTTCATACAGGTGCACACGCTCCAACAAACTTAGACCCGTTCGAGACATTCGGTCCGGCAGTGAATTGGAAAGTGCTTTTAGATCAATATGGAAAAGTAACAAATGGTACTTCTCAAATCAGATTAAAACAGTTCGACGGTGGAGAGATTGTAGGCACAATATCAACAACCACACTTGACGACACAATACTATTATTCAACATAGATACTGATACTTTGAGGGAAAACAGTTTATCCCCGGTCAAGAAGATCATAAACCCAGCAACGTTCGATCCAGGCACACCTGCCAACGGGGACAGGTATCTAGTGATCAACGATGTGGGAGACAGCACAGCATCGTTCCAGAGTGACACATGGGGCACATTGGTGGCCAGGGTAGGAGACATAATAGAATACAACAGCACAACTTCAAAGTGGAATATTGCCTTTGATGCGTCAAATCCTGATTCAACACAACATTTTGTGACCAATCTCAACACTGGAATACAGTACAGGTTCAACGGCACAGAGTGGGTCAAATCATACGAAGGTGTTTACACCGCCGGTAATTGGAGCATTGTATTAGACGGACAGTGGGGCGGAGACGATGCGGCACAGCAGGACGCAACCACCCCTTGATAAAACACACATAAGTTGTTATAATAACGTATGAAAGAAAACATAGTCTGCTCTGGTGCACTGTTCTACAGCACCGCCACCAAGCGTTTCCTATTCCTACAACGCACCGACAAGAAGACACAGGGCATGTGGGGATTGGTCGGAGGACAGGCCAAGTACACGGAATCGGCTTTCGAAGGTCTCAAAAGAGAGATCAAGGAAGAAGTGGGTGACACACCCAAGTTCAAGAAAGTGATACCCCTGGAGATGTTCACTTCAAACGATCAGAAGTTCTTCTTCCACACGTACCTGATAGCGATCGAATCAGAATTCATACCCAAATTGAACACGGAACACTCCGGCTACTGCTGGACCGCGTTTGAGTGCTGGCCCAAGAATCTACACATGGGTCTGAAAAATACTTTGAATAATAAAAGTATAAAAGGTAAGTTACAGACTATATTGGATTTAATAGTCTAATCGTTTTTGATGTAAGTTTTACCTGTGAGTTTCTCTATGTCACGGATCATTTCTTCCATGTTGATCCTCACGGTCTTTCCAGTTTTGGTGTTCCTTGAATAGTATTCCCACTCGCCCTGTTCGTTGTGTGGAGATATCTTGGTCACGTTGCCCGCTTCATCCCTAACGAACACTTCAGCACTGGATGCCTCGTCCTTGGCGTATATGTGTGCGTTGTTGGCCACACCAGATGGATCGCTTCCCACTGTCAGTGCGATAGGACTGCTGAATGTCTTGGCACCCGAAATAGTCTGTTCTGTTGAAACCAATACCGTGTCTGCCGTTGATGCACCCGCTGATCCCCTCAGCATGTGTACCCTGTATCCGTTGACCGTGGTGCTGGCACCTGATGTGGACGCCGCTTGCACCGTGACCGTCTGTCCCGACAGTGATGCGGTGAATGTCAGTTGGTCCGTGCCTTTTGAGCTCACCATTGGTCCCGTTGTGATGTAGGCCTCATCATTGGCCACCACCATGACCTCTGATATGCTGGCCGCACCTTCCGTGGCGTTGTATCCAGTGAACACGTAGAACGCTCCTGTGTATGCGGTTGTGGCGAAACTGTCTATGGTCGTGGCCGCTGAACTGACCGTCGTGGCCTCTATGACGTTGACGTTGTCTCCGGTTGACGCTGACTCGTCATCCGCCAGTAATATCTTGTACATGGTCACCCTTAGGTTTGGCTCATTGCCTGCCGCACTCAACTCCACGTTGCTACCGTTTATGGCCGCGGTCAGGGATAATAGGTCATTGGCACCTGTGTTGACCAGTCCGTATGTGGTGATGAACGCAGTTGTGCCGTCGTGTACAACCAGCGCCTCCATGTTTGAAACTTCTGTTTTTGATGCGTTGTTGACTGATATGTAGTACTTGGCACCCCTGTAACTGGCGTATGCCCAACTGTCGACCACCTCCGAAGCGGAATCCACGTCCGTGTTTATCGATGTGACCACATTACCCGTGGTGCCCGCTGAGGTGTTGTCTCCCAGTGCTATCCTGTATGTGGAAACGGAATTGACAACACTGCCTCCAGTTCCCAACAGTCTCGCATTTCCGCCAGCCACGTCCGCCTGTGCTGTGAGGTATGCGTTGGTTGGGTCAGATTCTGTGATGTGTGATGTTGCCACGAATGCCGATGAATCATTGTGAACCAGGCTGTGTTTGGCTGTTGACACCTCGTCGTTGATCTCGTCCCTGGTCACCGTCAGGTACCAAGCGGAATCGAAACTGCTGGTCACGAACTGGTCTATGACCCCCTGTGAAGTGCTGAGCGCAGTACCCTCGCCTGTCGTGGTGTCGTCCGTGTTCTCTGCCGTAGCAGTCGTGGCACCTAACTGTGCCCATCCACCCGCTGACGTGTAACCCTCTATGGTGTCCGTTGAACTGTTGTATCTTATCTCTCCAACCGCACCGCTTGGTCTCTGTGCGGTTGTACCGTTGGGTAATCTTATGGCGTTGGTTACGCCAGATGCGTCTAATGCCGTTGTTGCGTTCATGGTGATTATCGTGCCACCGTCTGCGGCAACAGTGATCGCACCTGTACCTGCATCTGTTACGGTCACGTTTGAATTTAGTTGTGATATAGAGTTTGTTGAGACTGTGGCAAAACTCAATGTGCCACTACCGTCTGTTTTTAGGAATTGATCTGCACTACCATCACTGGTTGGGAAAAGCAAACCACTGATCGAAACTTTTCCTGAGCCGTTGGCATCCAGTTCTAAGTTTGCGTTTGAGGCGTTTGATTTTACTGTGTTGTCTGTTAAAGTTACACCATCCACAGCGAGACTAGTCAGTCCTGATAGGCCTGATGCAGTAATTGTTCCGTTTACGTGTAATGCTGTTGATGGTTCAGAAGTACCAATACCTACACGACTGTTCGTGACGTCGAGATACAGTAGGTTTGTTTCAAATGCCAGGTCGACGCCATTCCTTGTGAGATTGGACTTTAATACCGACCCAGATATACGACCTATGGCCATACCGGGGTACTCCTTATAATTGTGTTAGTAGAACATATGTCCTACACGGCCTCGTTATCATTGCCGGCCGACAGCAGTACAAGTATTTATTACTGGCAACCGTGTACGGCGCCCTGATCCTTGAGATGCCGCAGTAGTTTGATAACCTGGTGTTTGTTGTGGTGTAGGATCGCCGCTTCCGTAAGGGGCATTATCCTGCCTATGGGTTTGTTCCTCTGTGGTTTGTACCAAGGCACGTAGTCTATTTTTTCCTGATCTGACAGTTGTTCATACATCCACACATTGGAGCAGAATGTGAAAAACTTGTAAATGCCTTTGCAGTTTTCGACTAGAGTTTTCTTCTGCATACCGGGTTGATTCTCCTTGACAGTGGCAGAGTAGTAGTTACCCGTGTCAAATATCAAATGCCTTATGTTGTTCAATTCGAGATATGCCTGGAAAGTCAGCAACCTCGTGAATAGATTGTCATGTGCAGGGTATTCATTCTCATGTATTATTGCACCTGCCTTTAGATATGTTTCTAATGTTGCTCTGTACTTTGGATCTATGGGTTTCGCCGTTCCGAAGTTTTTATCAAGATCCATGTGCCATACACATCTGTAGTGTTTGTTGTGCAATGGGTGAAGTTTTTCCGCTATGGGCAAATCAAATCTATATGCATAACTCACGGGCATTATCACCATGTCCGGTTTTCCGTTTTGTGCTATCCATTCTATAACTACCCTCATCTGACGATCAGGTGAACCTCCTAGGTTTGAAAGATTTATGACTTCATCAACACCAAATAGATTTTTCAATTCGTGTGAAATATCTGAATAAACAGTGCCATAACTGCAACCTGATACCACTAACCTTTTGGTCATTTTTGTTTTGTCAGCATGTAGACGCCAACACGTCTGCCAGCATTGTGTTTGACGATTTGTGGGAAAGTCTCCATCATTTCCTTATGACTCCAATCATCTTTGACGTGTGCCTCGTATGGGTTTCCATGAGCCTCGCCTTGTGGGTAGTGTATGATCGGAATGCTGATGAAAAGGTACGTTGACACTTCTAATATATTTTTGACCACATCGATGGCATCTTCTTTGGTCATGTGTTCCAGCACATCACCCGCTATGGTCACATCGAATTTGCCAATTTCCGCGTAATTCAATTTCCGCACATCCTCAGTTAAAATCGTGTCATACCTGTCTCTGAGATTGAATTCGTCCACGTATGGTTTCCATATCTCTACACCAGTCCATTTGCTGTCGGCCAAAGGACCAGCATCGATCAACCAATTCTGTTTCAGTGTTTCGTACTTGTCACCGCCTGGCTGGTATTTGTGCTTGAGCCAATTTAGGTATGCCCCCTCACCGGGACCTATGTCCATTGCCGCTTTATGGACAAGTTTATTTTGTGCTTTCAGTTGTTCAACCCATTCTACTATGGTGGCTTTTCCGGCTTTTTTGCTGTGTGGCATGATGTACA